TCATGCGTGTTCCTCCGAATCCGGCAGGGTCAGGATTGCCGGGCGCGAAAGCCCGGCGGCGGCGATCTGCTGCACTTCGATGCGCGGGTGCGTGGCCAGGACCGCAGCTTCGAGCGTCATCTCGGGCGCACGCGTCTCCACCGACCATGCGGCGCCGGTGTCCGGTGTCAGCGTGACGCGATACCGTTCTCCGCCAGGCTCTGCCGCCACGTCGCTGCCGTCCCGCCATTGCCAGTCGCTTCGGCTGCGGCGAGCCCAGCGCAATTGCATGCCGCCGCCCGGCAGACGCTGCGCGGCAAGATGCACCGGGGCGAGAGGCAGCAACGAAATCCCGTCGACCCCTGCACGAGCCTGCGCTGCGTTGCCCAGGTCGCCTGCGCCTTCGGCCAGCACGCGCATCTCGCTGCCAGGCTTCGCCTGCGGGACGTCAATTACAGCAAGGGCATCAGCGTCGAGCAGCACGAATCGGTCTCCGGCCGCCTGGCTTCCAATCCGATGCCCGGTGCCGCGCCGCCCGCGCCAGAGCCCGGACAATCGCCAGCGGGCGCCATCCAGTCTCTCCGCGTGCGCGAACTGGATGAGTTCATCGCCCAGCATGGCCAGATTGGCGCCGGCATCGAGGGAGCGCGTATCGGCATCGTCAAGGCGCATGCCAGCATGCGCCAGTTCGACCTCGACGCTGCTCCGCCGGTCCTCGATATGCGGCGAGGCTGCCTGCGGCGGAATGAGAATATGGCCGAGCACCGCCACGCCGCGGGTTCCGCCAATCGCTTGCCAGCCTGCGCCATCATCGTCTCTGAGCAATAATGCCGCACGCCGCCATCCTGCGGCCTCCCCCGCGGCGGTGATGGCGATGCGGGGTACGCTTGCCGCGACGGAATCGACCGGGGGCAGCTCGAAGGCATGGATCACGGTTTGCCCGATCGCATGGTCCCCGGCCCCCAGCACCCGGCCGCTACTGGCCGGAAGCGAGGCGATTTCGGGCGCCAGCATCACGCAATCGAGCGTCACCGTCATTGCCTCCAGCTTCCAGCTGTCGACGCGCCAGACGCCGGGCGTGTCGGCGATGCGCAGCCGGGCGCCGGGCGCGATCGCCAGCGCATGCCAGCCGAGATGCAGCGTCCGTCGCGTCCGCTCGGTCTCGGCACGGAGCAGGATCGCCTCGGCCAGGGTCCGCGCGGCGCCCGCATCGATCGCGGCGGGAAGCTCGAGACGGCGCTCGTGCAGGCTGACCCCCGTGCCGCCGGCGCGCTGCACGCCGATCTGCCAGTCGCGGGCCGGATCATAGTGGCTGAGCGTCACGACCCGCGGAGAGCGTGTCGCCGCCGCCACAGTGCGGATCGCCCGCGCGCCACCCGCGCCCTCGTCGGCGACCATTTGTGCAGTGCCGGTGCCGCAGTGCAGCACCGGTCCTTCACCGAACCATCCGCCGCTGGCCTCGGCCAATGTGCCCGCCACCGCTGACAGGCTGGCACCCTGCGCCGCGAAGCCCGACAGCGCGATGCCGGGATCACCCGCAAGCGTCGCGCCCAGTGCTTGCGCGATCGCGCCCGCCGACACCGGTGCGGGGTCGGCCTGCACTTCGAAGGTGAGGGACGGAATCCGGTTTCCCCAAGGGGCCAGCTCGAGATCCTCGAACACCGCATAGGCGATGCCGCGATGCGCCGGCGCCATGCCCGCGCCTTCCGCGGCGACGATCAGCGGATCGGCCGCCTGGTCTTCGCCGCCAGGATGCAGGCGAAAGCCGGTCCGCGCCTTGAAATCCCCCGCCGCCCCGCGCAGCAGCTGCCCGTCGGCCCAGATCCGTCCGACCCCGAGGATCGGGCGGGCCGAAAGCGCCACCGCCAGGCTCGCGGTATAGCTATAGGTCGTAGTGCCCGGCCGCCCCTTGCCGCCGGACTGCCGGTCCTGATGCTCGATCAGATCGGTCGCCCAGATCACCGATCCGGCCACGCGCATCGTCCCGAACAGCTTCGGGATCTGCGTGCCATAGGACGAGGTCTGCACCTTCAGGTCGCTGAGCCTCGGCCCTTCCCGTCGCTGACCGCCGCCCAGCACGGCATGATCGACCGCATTGCCGAGCAAACCGCCGATCGCCGCCCCGATCGGACCGCCGATCAGCCCACCGGCCACGGTCAGCACCATGGTCGCCATTTCCATTCTCCCCCAGGATCATTCCGGCCGCCGCCACCGCCCCACTACCGGCCAGGGCAGCGGGTCAGGCCGCTCGACCACCCGGCGCAGCATCGCATCGGCATGGATCAGCCCGGTCCCGCTATCGATGCCGAGATGGAGCTGCCCCGCGCCGCTCGCGAGCAACACCAGATCGCCAGGCCGCCGTCCCTCCGCGGCAACCAGTCCGCAGGCGTTCGCCACGGCCGTCACCCGTGCCCGGTCCTCGCTCCGCATCGCATAACTGCCCGGCACCGCCACGTCATAGGCCAGCCCCGCCAGCCCCACACAGTCGAGCCCTTCGCCGGTCCGCCCGCGCGGCCGGAACCGCACGCCGATCGCCGCGCGGGCCCGCGCCAGCACGGTGTCGCTCATCCGCCGGGATAGCGCGTCAACAGGTCGATGCCCGGCAGAAAGGGCTCGCCGCGAAAGTTCGCGACATTGCCGAACCGGTTCGCGCAACTCGCCAGCAGCTTGTCGCACCCCTCGATCAGCAGCACCCTGCCCGGCGCATCGAAGCGCGGCGGGCGTCGCAGTGTCACGGTCGCACCGGCCGAACGCAGGATCGCATCCTCCAGCCCTGAATTGGCACCGCCGATCCAGCGCAGCCGACCCTGCGCATAGCCATTGGCCACCGGCTCCCCGGCATCGAGCGTCAGCACGGCATCGTCGATCCGGGTAACCGTGGCGAAGCGCTTCCGTCCCGCCATCGCGACCCGGCAGCGCTTGTCGCCCAGCTCGGCCCGGCATTCGGGCGAAGTCTCCTCCACCACCGGCCGCTCGAGCGCCGCCATCGCGCCGCGCAGCTCGGCGGTCAGCATCCCCTCCCGCGTCTCGATCGCACCGATCGTCCCCTCTCCCAGCACCACCTGGTTGGCGGGATCGGTCCAGTCGCAGGCGAAGATCGCCACCCGTGCGCCGTCCCAGCGGCCGGCGAGCAGGTCGGTCTCGCTGATCGCTGCGCTGGTCAGCGCCCCGGTCACGTCCATGCTTGCCGGGTCGATACCCGCCCCGCGCGTGATCGCGCTCGGCACCATGCCGGGTGCGGCGCGATGCACCAGCCCGTCCGACAGGATGTCCCGGTCATGCGCGGTCAGCCCGATCGTCACGCCGTCGCGCCGCTCGATCCGCCAGCACAATGCCAGCGTCGTGAGCTCCCCCTCGAGCCAGCTCATTCGCGGATCTCGACCAGCGGCACCGAGGCCAGCGCGCCCGCCTGGAAAGTCGCGCGGCTCACGCTCAGCCGATCCTCGGCGAAGCGCACCGGCACGTCGAAATAGAAATGCGCGGTCACCACCGATTCTTCGGTCGGGGCCAAGCCGAGCGTCACGACGCCGCCCGCGTCCAGCTCGAAATCCTCGGTCTCCATCCCGTCGATCATTACCTGCAGCGTCGAGGCGATCGGTCGGGTGATCCGGCGCACCACCGCGCCGTAGCGTTTCACCAGCTGGAACCGGGTCCTGGCGCCATCGCCCACGCCGATCAGCTCGTCCCAGCCCTCCCAGTCGAAGGGGTCGCGCAGCCGAAAGCCGCGCGCCGGCCCCATCCGCGCCCGGAAAAAAGCGAGCAGTTCGACAATGTCTTCCTCGGAGCGCAGCCCGGGGCCGATGTCGTAGGAGGTTCGCGCCTCCGCCCATTCGGCATTACGTTTCTCCTGGCCGCCTGCGCTGGCCACGATCGAAGTCGAGACCTCGGGCACCACTTCCGCTTCCCGCCCCATGGCGATCGGGAACAGCACGTCGTCGAACGCGTCCACATCTTCCTCCTGATCGAAATGCACGAAGCCGTCGCGCAGCACCTGCGGCAGCGCCCAGACGAAAGTCTGCGCCACGCCGCGACGCCGTGCCTGTCCGGCGGCCGCAACGACATTCGCCCACTGCCAGCGATCCTCGGGCCGCAGCACGAAGCCCGACAGGTAATGCTGGTCCGGCGCCGGATAGCCGAGCCGGTCCTCCATCGCCGCGATCCCGCGCGCGCTGGCGGCTTCGTCGCCTGTGGCCGCCCAGTCATAATCCTCGAGCTGCAGCGCATCGAAGGCGGGCCGAGCCCAGCCGAGCGGCACATTGGCATCGGGCGCCACCAAGGCGGTCGGCGCAAAGACAAGCAACAGCAGCTCCGCATCCGGGGCCACCGTCCGTACCGCGTCGCGCAGCGCCAGCGTCGATGCGGCGAGCAGCGCGCCGGCGGCTTTCTCGACGTCGCTTGCCCCTGCCAGCGCCGCCACGGTCGCCGCGTCATGGATGCACAGGCTGCCGTCGGGCAGCGTCCACCACCAGGGCTCGCCGATCTGGAAGCGCACACGCAGCCCGGCATCCTTCGCGATTCCGGCAAATTCGCGCGCAACTGCCTGCAGATAGGCCATCGCGCCGCCATGGGCGGGAGAGAGCAGGGTCGAGGGCGGATCCCAGCCGGTAAGCGCCGGCGATCCGTCCGCCGCGCGCTGCTTCCAGTCGCCCCAGCAATGCCGGTCGAACAATTCGTAGGACAGCGACAGGATCAGCGCATAGCCAAGCGCATCTGCCCGCCGCGCGAAGTCCGCATGCCAGGCCCTGCAGGCGACATTCAGCGCCGTCGCGCCAAGGCTCACATAATGCCCGCCCGAACTCGCCTCGAGCCGGAAATAATGGCTCATGCCTACATAATGGAGGATCGTCCCGCGCCAGCCGAGCTGGACGATGTTGCGCAGCAGCCGCTCGGGGGTCAGGTGGTAATTGTCGTCATAGCCATTGGCGATGCAGAGGCCATGTTCGGGCACGATCGCGTCGCCCACCGCCAGCACCGATCCGGATCCCTCGCAGGCGATGCCGCTCAGCTCGGCCCAGCCTTCCGCCGGCGCCGCCAGATCGGCATCGGTCTCGCTATAGCCTGGCGCCACCAGCGAGATGAACATCCGGTCGACATCGCCGGCCCAGACCGGATCGGCCTCTTCCGGCAGGGCGTACCCGCCCTGCACGGTCGCGAAGTCGATCGCGACCAGCGCGTCCTCGGGCGTGCCGTCGGCATAGTTCCACAGCCGCACATACCAAGCGCGCGGATTGCCGGCGGCGTCGCGCCCCTCGATCGTCAACACCGGTCCGTGCACGCCATCGAGCGGCCGCACCCCGGACGAGCGCCAGCGGAACCGCAGCCGGCAGCTGCGGAAATCGCGCGCAGTCTCGTAGCGCAGCAAAGGGTGATCGTGCCGGTCCTCGGCTTCCCAGATCAGCCCGGCCAGGTCGTTCTGCCGGTAGAAGACCGCATCCACCCGCAGCGCATCGGGCGCGGTGGTCACGACCGAGGCCATCATCGGCCGCGGGAAATTGACCGTCCAATATGTGGGATCGAAGCGCGAGAGCACGCCCTCGGCCTGCCCGCGGCGCGCATCGGCGAGCCAGTAGGCCATGTTGTTACTCCCGATTTTGAGTTGTTCCTCTTCACGAGGGCGTCGGCATCCACGGATGCCGGAGCGAAATCGCGGGCCTGGGCCGGCTTGGATCTGCGCCGGCCCGCTGATAGGCTTGCACCGATGGATTTCCGCGCCCTTTTCCGCGCGCCTCAGGCGCGCGCGGTCTATCTGACGTCGTCGCCGCTTTTCGCGTTCGACGCGGGGCAGTTCCCGTTGATTGGTGGCAGCTATCGGAATGCCGCCGGAGACAGCAATCTGGGTTTCCGCATCGGGGGCGATCACTACGAGCTGTCGGGCGGCTGGCCCGAAACCGTGGCGCTTATACCTGTCGCCGGCCGTGCCGATGGCTATGTCTTCCAGCAATCCGATGGCACCGGCACCGCCTTTTATGGTGCCCTGCGGCTTCAGCGGTGGGAACCCGGCTTCGCCCTGTTCTCGCCCGAGAAATTGCCGCAGGATGCAATTCGCGCGGCCCGGCAGAACGGGGCAGTCCAGCAAGCTGCGGGCTGCGTGTTCCCGACGTCGGCGGCTCTGCTTTCCGCGCTGGTTCCTCTGGCCTTCGGCGCACCCGAGCGATGCTGGGACGTCTATCACCCGGCCTGAATCTGGAGCGGTCCTTCAAGACGGCGGGTGACGCCTGTTCCGCGCCGCCGTCTGCCATCAATAGCCCGCAACCACCGCATAATGGTGCATTTTTCGGAACGTCGGTCTTGTCCGACGGCCATCGGCTGCGCCACTGACGGTGGTGCACTCTTAGCTGCCCGTAACAAACCATGAGGTGTCGAATGCTTGCCGAGTTGCTTCTTGCCCTGTTGCAGGTCGTTCCCTCGGAAGACATCGTGGTTTCGGGCCGGTCGTCGGAAGATGCCGCGCGTCGTTATGTCGAGAATGTGTTGCCGGGTATCCCCTTCGATGCGCCGCTCGCGCGTTTCTATGATCCGGTCTGTGTCGGTGTCGCCGGCCTGCCTGCCGAAGCGAACCGGGTGATCGCCGATCGCGTCGGCGAAATCGCGCGCTCGGTGAAGCTCAGCGTCGCCTATCAGGGCTGCGCGCCGAACCTGCTCGTGCTCTTCGTGCCGGACGGCAAGGCGGCGGTCGCCAAGCTCAAGCAATCCAATGCGCGGGGCGCGAACAGCCAGAGCCTCACCGATCTGCGCCGAATCGTCGCGGAGCCGGGCTCGGCCAGGGGCTGGCTCGAAGTCGAAACCCGGAGTCGCGACGGAGACCGCCCGCGCTACACGCCCGGTTCCGCCCCGGATCTCCGTCTCTCGACTTCGAGCCGGCTGTCCGCACTGGTGCGCCGCGACATATTGAGCGCGACCGTGGTGATCGACCGCGACGCGATGGCAGACCGCAATCTGCGCCAAGCGGCCGATTATGCGGCTATGCGCGCGCTGACCGGCGCACGGCTGCGCGAGGCGCCGGCGCATAATTCGATCCTGGCCGCCTTTACGCCGGAGGGCGACGACACCTCGCCCTCCGAGCTGACTTCCTATGATCGCGGCTTCCTGAACGGCCTCTATTCGGGAAGCGGCAACGCGTTCTCGGTGATGAAGAAGCAGGTGATCGTGCGCGAGATGGCGCGCGATCAGGATGCCGCGCCCTGATCTTCATTCCACCCGCGCCAGCGCCGCGCGCACCGCCCGCGCGACTTGCCGGCTCGATTGTGCCAGCGCCTGTGGGGCGGTGTCCGGCCGCGCATTCACCGTGATCGCCACCCGCACTTCGCGTCCGCCCGTGGCCGCCGGGGCCGCAACGCTGCCTGCGCTGGTCGGTACGAACAGTTCGGGCCCGCGTTCGCCCACCCAATAAGGACGACCGGGGCTTACCGGTCCGCCGGTTGCGCGGCCCGGGGCGCCGAGCAGGGACATGACTATGTCGGGCAGCGAGATGCCGCCCTCCGAACCGTTCCCGCCGATCGATCCTATCGCGCTGCGCAGCGCCGCCCGCGCGATCTCGTCGAACACGCCCAGCGCAATCCGCTTCAGATCCTCGAATCCGAACTTGCCGGTGCGCACCGCACGGAGCAGCGCATTCTCGATCGCCCGTCCGGCACGGTCGGCGCCGACACCCAGCGGCCCTTCCAGGCCGGTGCGCATCTCCTCGACGTCGCGGGCAAAGGCGCGCGTATCGGCGCGTACGCTCACGATCAGCCGCTCGATCTCTTCCTCATCCATCGGGAAATTGCTCCTTCAGCCGCGCGAGTGTGCCGGTATCGGGCGGCAGTTCCGCCTCGCCGCGGATCGCGTCGAGCAGCGCGCCCAGTTCCGCCGGCGTCGCCGCCCAGAAATCTGCGGGCCTCCAGCCGAACATCGCCCCCGCCGCCCCGGCCAGCCGCCGGGCATTGCTCGCGAAGGTCATCGCCCTGCGAGGATCTGGCCGATCAGCACCCGCAATGCGGGGGTCAGCGTCTTCAGGCCCGCAGCCACCAGCGCCTCGCCGAATGCCGCCCGGTCCATCGCCGGCGGCTCCTTCAGGCAGTGCCAGAAGAGTCCGGCGATCTCGGCGATGCCCAGCTTGCCCGAGGCGGCGCGCTCGACCAGTTCGAACAGCGGCCCGATCTCGCCCTCCGCCGCCACCAGCGCCTGAAAGCTCGGGCGCAGCACATGGGCCGTGCCATCCAGCACCAGCGAGGCTTCACCCCGCTCGGGGTTCGCCGCGCTCATGCCGACACCACCGGGCCCGAGCTCTCCAGGCTCAGCGTGTAGCTGCGCTCGCCGTTGAAATCGCCGGCATAGTCGAGCCGCGTGACGAGGAAGCGCCCGGTCATCGTCTCCCCGCTCTCGAAGCTCAGCCGGTAATCGTCGATCGTGCCGGAGAGCGCGTTGGTCTTGACCCGCGCCTCCGCCGCCGACCCAGTGAACACGCCGGCGCCCGACACGCTGACCGATCGGACGCCCGCCCCGGACAGCAGCTCGCGCCACCCGCCGCTGTCCTTGGTGGTGATCGCCACCATCTCGCCGTTCACGCTCAGCTGCGTCGTGCGCAGCCCCGCCACCGTGGCATAGGCCACCGGCGTCGCGCCGTTCCCCACCTTGAGCAGGAACGCGCTGCCTCTCTCTGCCGCCATTCTTCCCTCCTGTCAGAGTTCGCTGCGGAGCATCCGCACGCGAAATTCGCTCACCGATTGCCAGCGCGAGTCCCCTTCGCGGGAGATCCGCGCGCGCAGCAGCACCAGGCTCGCGATCGCCCAGCCCTGGCCGATGACCCGGGGCATCGCCTCGATCGCCGCCTCGACATCGCCGGCCAGGGCGCGCAGCCGGGTGGGGCGCTCGCCCGCATCGAACAGCGTGACGGCGAACCGCCCCTCGCGCCCGGCCATGTCCTTGGTGCCCCAGTCGGTCAGCCAGGCTTCCTCGACCAGCGCATAGGGCCGCGCGGCGCGCACGGGTGGTGCGTCGAACACCCGCGTCCCTTCCAGCCCGGCAAGCGCCTCGACCAGCGCCGCCTGCAACACTTGCTGCACGCTCATTTGAGCAGCCCTCCGATCCAGCGCAGCCGCGCGCGCAGCCCGCTTCCCTCGATCGCCACGCCGTCCTCGCGCGGCGTCACCTGCGCCTCGGGCACCGCGCCGCGCACCGCGTCGGCAACCCGTGCGATCGCGCGCCGCACCGCCGCGTCCGTCCTCATGCCGCCAGCCGCATGCGGCGATACGGCCGCCACAGCGCGCTCACCGCCGCCGGCGGCGCGAGGTCCTTCTCGCGGTGATCGAACAGATGCGCGATCAGCAGCACCACGCCGGTCGCGATGGGTGGCGGCAGGTCGCCCCAACCCGCCGCCACCCCCGCGCGATAGTCGACGCGCACCCGCGTCGTCGCGCGCACCCAGCCCACGCCCCGGGTGTCGATGTCGATCGCCACGTCGATCCCCGCATCGATGGCGGTGACCGGCGCCGCCGCGAGCGCCGTCCAGCGCCCCCGGCTCTCGACCGTCTCGCTGAAATCCCGCGCGATCAGCGCGGTGCCGGTGAACCGCTCGGCCAGGGCCAGCGCCGTACCGGCCAGCCCTTCGAGCAACGCATCCTCGCCATCGTCCGCCATGCGCAGATGCGCCCTGGCGGCCGCGCGCGCGGCATCGAGCACCGCGCCCGGAAAAGGCGGAAAATCCATATCGCCTCCGCATGTGAAAGGGATGGAGCCGCCCTCCCCGGCGCGGCCCCCGAAAGTCGATCAGGCCGAGAATTTCAGCAGCTTGATCGCCTCCGAATTGCTCACCATCCCGCCCACACGCTTGGTCGCGTAGAAATGGACGAACGGCTTGTTGCTGTACGGGTCGCGCAGGATCTGCGTGTCGCCGCGCTCGGCGATCAGATAGCCCGCCTGGAAATTGCCGAACGCGATCGACAGGCTGTTTGCCGCGATGTCGGGCATGTCCTCGGCCTCGACCACCGGATAGCCCAGCAGCGTCGCCGGCTGCCCGGCCGCCAGCCCGGGCTGCCACAGCAGCGCGCCGTCGCTCGTCCGGAACTTGCGCACCCGGGCGAGCGTCGCCGAGTTCATCACCCAGCTCGCGCCCTGGCGATACGGCGCGCGCAGTGCCTGGACGAGGTCGATCAGCTTCTCCTCCGCGTTCGCCGCGAACGCCCCCGCCGCGCCGCTCACCAGATATTGCAGCGTCCCGAACGGCCGCCCCCCGTCGGCGGTCGCGGCATTGGGCGCCGACAGGAAGCCGCGCGGCTTGTTCACGCCGTTGCCGCTAACGAACGCCGCGCCCTCCGCCGCCGCGAACTCGCGCGCAATCTCGTCCGAAAGCCACGTCTCGACATCGAACGCCGCATCGTCGAGCATCGCCTGGCTCGCCGCCGGATTGGCGTAGAGGTCGCCCATCGGCGGGGCGACTTCGTTGAACACCGGCGTGTCGGTCTCGTCGCGCGCCGCGGTCTCCGCCGCCCAGCCGCTCTCGAAGCCGCCGCTCGCCACCAGCTTGCGATAGCCGCTCGAGCCGACCCGCACGACATTGGCGATGCCACGGATCGGCGACACCGCCTTCAGCGTCGCATCGATCCGCGTATCGAGTTCGTCGGGCACGGCATAGCCACCGGCGGCATCGCTCGCGCCGCTCATCGCCTTGGCCTCGAGCCCGCCGCCCGAGCGGAGAAAGCCCTCGAACGCTGAACCGCCCGCCGACCGTGCGCCTTCCAGCATCGGCCGCACGGGCGGCAGCCCCGCATGTTCCATCGCCTCGAAGCTCGCCTCGAGCGCGTCCGCCTTCACTTCGATCATCCTCGTCTCCCGTCCACGCCAAAGAACCCGAGACGGGAGCATCCCGCCGGGTCCAGAAAACCATTCGTTCCGAAAGCTCAGTCCAGCGCGTGCACCCGCGCCAGCGGCTGCATCGGGCTCGCCACCAGGCTCACCTCGACCAGGTCGAGCGCCGTGATCTCGCGCACGTTCCCGCGTCGCGCTTGCTTCACGCGGTAGCCGAAGCTCAGCCCGTTCACTGCGCCGCTCTGCAGCGCCTCGGCCAGCGCCGGGGCCTCCACCCGGCCGATCACCCGCAGCCCGCGCCCATCCTCGCCGATCGTCTCGATCTCGCCGACCGGCAGACCCTGATGCTGCCAGAGCAGGGGCACTCTGCCTGCCCCGGCAAAGGCCCCGCGCCGCACCACGTCGCCACCGCGATCGACGGCGTCGAACACCGCGGCATAGCCAGCGAAGCGGACCGTCATTTC